GGCCGCGCGCAGGGCGTTCTCGATGGCGCGTGACAGCTGCATGGCCTCTTTGCGCGTGTCGGCCCAGACGTTGACCTGCACGTCGGGCAGGCGCACGCCTGGCGCGCTGTTGTTCAGCGGATTGATGACGCTGCCGCCGATCTGCTGGTACGTCACATAGGGGCGATCGGTCATCACCGGCGCGAAGTCAGCGAATACCCGGGTGGCCACGGTGCCCAGTTGGGTGAACAGGTCGGCTTCAAAGGTCATCGCTTGTCCAATTCCTCGAAAAAGCGTTTTTCCATCGCGTCCTCGGCGGCCGGGATGTACTGCGCGGCGCTGCGCACGAAGGCTTTGGCCGGGTGCTGCACGGGCCCGCCGGGCCGCAGCACGTAATAGGCGTCTTTGACCGACTGCGGGGCGCTGCGCTTGGGCTTCGGCGTGCCGCGTTTCTCAGGGCGCACCAGCGTGTACCACTTGCCGTTCTTGCCCATGTAGACGGCATACCGTTGAATCCATCCGTCTTCCAGAAGGTGGCCGTGCGGCGCCTTGATGTGGCTCCAGCTGATGTCGTAGCGCGCGAAGCCTGCGCGCCCTTCCTTGGTCGCGTATGCCTGCTGGATGGCTCCCTCCAGGTTGCCCGTCTTCTTTCCCAGCCTGCGCACGTTGGCCTTCACGGCGTCGTAGAGCACCTGCGCGCCGGCCTGCGCCGCCGGCCGCGCGGCGGCTTCGATGGCTGCGATCTCATCGTCGGTGTCGGCCAGCAGCGCGTCGATGTCGACCGATGCCGTGAAGCTCACTGCACCACCTGACACGCCAGGTCGACGTGCAATTTCTTTACTTCGTCAGGCAGCACCGCGGTGATCCTGAACACCGTGCTGCCCAGCACGACCTGCATGGCCGTTGTCACGTTGGTGCGGTAGCCGATGCGGATGGACGCCAGCGATGTCGCCGTCTCGGCGCCGCCCTGGATCGCTTGCGACCCGCTCAGATAGCGCACGTTGGCCCACACGGTGGCCAGCGTCGACCAGACCTCGGTCGGCTGCCCGACGTCGTCCTGCCCGGCGACCAGTTGCCGGATGATGACGCGCCGATTTTTGGCCCGGGTGTCCATCAGAAGCCGTACACCTTCTGCGTGTCCAGCAGCGCGTCGCGCGCCTTTTCCATCGTCTCGCGCTCGGCCGGCGTGTGCGGGTTGAGCGGGGACTCCAGCTCGATGTGCACCAGCATGGCCTGCTTGATCGCCTTCGGCAGCAGCTCGGCCGTGTAGCCGCAGACCTGCACGATGCGCACCGAATTCATGATGTCCTGCGTCGTGGGCCAGTAGTTCGCAAAGGTCGGCATCAGCCGGCGCGCTTCGCCGTAGGGGCTGAGCGTGTACTTCGTGCTGGAGAGGGTCTGCTCGGTCCCGGCGAGATCCGTGTACTTGATGCTGGTGATCGACGTTACGGGGCACCGGGGCAGCACGATCGCGTCGTCTTCATCGTCCGGGAACTCGTCCAGCGCCACCTCCAGCGTCTGCGGCGCCACGGCGTGCCCGGTGTAGTGCTCCGCGTACTCGCGCGCGGTGGTGATCAGCGTGCCCAGCGCCGCGTCGTGGCTGGTGTCGTCGCTGTCGATCTTGCATTGCAGGCGTGCTTCCGCCAGGGAAACAGGCTCTGTTGCAACGGGAGTCGTGACCCTGTATTCCATGTTCATTTCCTCTGCAAAAAACCCGCCGAAGCGGGTTCTTCACGCAGGAGCCTGGTGTCAGGCGGCAACGCCAGGGCCGATGGCCGAAGCGATGACAGATGCGTGCTGGCTCGTCGGGCGCATGTCGGGGCGGTACTGGATGGCGATAATCCCGCCGACAACCGCGTCTGCGGCGGTGCGCGTCAGGCTGGCGAACACGTAGCGCAGGGCCGGGTCGTACACGTCAACCATCAGCACCTTGCTGTCAGCGCTCGTGCCATCGGCGGTAAACGCCGTGGTGGCCTTCTGCGTGACCGGCGTGGGCGAGCTGACGCTGTTTGCGCTGTTCGCCTTGACGGTGAGGGTCAGGACGGAGGCCGTGGTGACATCGCCGGTCATGGCGACGAACATCACGCCGCCCCAGCCCTGCATGTCCAGCACGTCCGTGACGAGTTCGGTTTGCGCGGCAGCGGCAGCAGCCTCCACCACGGTGATCTTGATGTCTTTCGAGAGATTCATGATTTTTTCCTTTGAGTGTGTTGGTTGCCCCCAGCCATCAGGCCGGGGGCTGGTTCATCAGGTGGACAGCTTCAGGAACTTCACGGCCTCGAAGTTGACCGCTCCCCCGCCAGTGCGCTTCGTGCTGTAGAACACGACATACGGCTTGGCGGTGTAGGGATCGCGCAGGGTGCGGATGCCCATGCGGTCCACGATGGTGTAAGCCTCGGCGAAGTTGCCGAAGGCCAGCGACAGAGAGCCGGTCGCCTTGGCGGGCACATACTGATCGACGCGGGCGGGGTAGCCCAGCAGGCGGTCAGGCTGGCCCATTTGCAGGGAGGGTTCCCACAGGTAGCGGTCGCTGGTTGCTTCCTTCATCTTGCGGATGTCGGTACGCAGTTCGCGGCGCATGAGCCAGGACGCGCCGTTCAGGTACTGGTCCTTGAACGCGCCGATCAGGTCTTGCAGCGGGTCGGCCTTCGTGGTGTGGAAAGCGCCATTCGCGCCGGTCACAACGTGCTCGAACTGGCCCCATGCGCGCGAGTCGTCGCCGGTCGCCGCCGTGGTGTACGAGAACAGACCGCGCGGCTGGCCCACGCCCGTGCCGGTGGTGAAACCCGCGCCTTCGACACGCGCGAACTTGTCCGCGACCTTGCCGGCCAGCCATGCTTCCACGTTGGTGGCGGCGTCGTCCAGAATCTTCTGGCTGGCCTTGGGCATGGCGTACATTTCGTGCGCGCCGATTTCGTACTTGCCCACGGTCGGGGTCGTGGTGTCCGAGCGGGTGCCCAGCTCCGAAACCCAGCCTGCGTCGGCTTCGTTGTTGTCAACGATGCCTTCCAGCTTGTCGGTGCTGATGGTCTGCACGGTCGCCAGTTGACGCATGGTGGACTGCTCGTAGAGCTTGGAAACCATGCGGCCAACGGTCGAGGGGGGCAGCAGGTAGCCGCCGTCCGGGTCAGAGCCTGCGGACATGGCCTTGCGCTCGTCGCTGGACAGGTTGTCCAGGGGGGTGCCGGTCATGACCTTGAAAAAGGCGCTCTTGTACTCGGTGTAGCCCTTGGCGTCCACTTCGGCGGGAGCGGGCTTGCCCTTGGACTGGAAGTCCGCGCGGAGCATGATGTTGAACTGCTTGACTTCGGTTTCCAGGTCGGTAGCGGCCTTGATTTCGCCATCGGTCTGCGGGCGGTTGGCCTTCTTTTGCAGTTCTTCGACGGCGTCCTTGATTTCATCGAACTTGTCGCACGCCTTGGACAGCAGTTCGACCTTGGCGGTCAGGTCGCCAACGGCCTTGCCTTCGGCCTTGGCCTTCAGCAGTTCGTCGTTGGTCTTGACGAACTCGTCAAACGCCTTCTTGCGCTCTTCGAGCATGGTTGCGATGTCTTTGATTTCCATGATGTCTTTTCCTTTCGGGAATGAAAAAGCCGCCCGAAGGCGGCTGGTTTTTGCGGGGAACAGTGGTCAGATGACCGGGATACCTCCAAGGGCCAGGCCCAAGTCGGCTACGGACAAATCGCCTTCCCCGGAATCACTCCGGCTGATGACGCTTTTGACGCGAGACACCATTGCAAGCGCCTCGCTCTTCGACATGCCACATGCATCACGCAAGTGGCGCTCGATTTCGGACAGGCTGTCGAGTTCTTCGATAGTCTTGACAGCCGAAACGCGAGATGCGTCATTCATCGGAAAAGTAACCGGTGAGATTTCGACCAAATCAGCCTTTTTGATGGTTCGGACACCGGTTACACGGTCCCAACTGTCATCACGCACGCGGTAGCCGATGGAAAGGCCCGTGAGTGCGCCCATCTTCATCAGTTCGTAGGCTTCCGCGCCGCGCTGCGTTTTCAGCGCCAGTCGGCCTTTGACGCGCAAGCCGACAGCGTCCTCGCTCATCTCGGAATAGATGCCAATCGGTTCGCGCGTGTTGTGTTGCCACAGCATTGCAGGCAAGCGGCCGACCTTTTTCGCCTCGGTCAGCGTTTCAGCGAAGGCCCCGGCCAGGACGATGTCGCCCCCGAGGTCGGTGATGTTGAAAACGGAGCCGTAGCCCTCGAAAGTGCCGTCGTCAGCAGCCTTCAATTCGAAGGCGAAATCATGGTTTTTTGTGGTCATTTCCTGTCCTTTCAGGCCGGAACTGGCGCTGGTGCGGGCTTCATGTTGGAAGGCGCGGGGATTTTTGCGGCATCGCCGCCCATCGGGTTCATTTCCTCAAGCTGGCGAACCTCGTCAGCCGTCATCCAGCCTTGCCCGCCGCCCGATCCGAGCGCCTTGCCGTAATACTCGGCGCGGTCTTTCGCTGCGCCACGCATCAGGCCGTTGGCGTTGAATTTGAAGTAGTAGCCCTTCGCGCGCTCCAATTTCGTCAGCAGGTTTACATCTGCGGACTGCTCGATGCGCGCATACCAGGGGTTGAGCGTGTGGATAACGTGAGCCAGGAACATTTGTTCCGAGCTGGCGTAGGTCGATGCCTTGTCCGAGTAGCCGACCATGATCGGCATCACGCCCATGATCCGGCAGACCTCTTCAATCTGTGCGTTGCGCATTTCGCGCGTCTGCGCGTCGATGCTCGTCATGGTCTGCTGCAACCACTTCGCGCCGCGATCCAGCACCAATGGGGCGCCCGGCTCTGCCGCGTTCTCTTTGAGCCACTTCGTCAGCTTCTTGTGCTGGGGATCGTCCAACACCGCATCCACCGTGTAGACGCCGCTCGGCTGTGCGCCGTTCTTGTGCAATCCTGAAACGCTGCCCTCAATCGCCAAGGTTAGGCCCAGCACATCGCGCGCAATGCCGATCACATCGAAGCCAAGGAAGCCAGACCAGCTCGGGCCGCGAACGTGCCAAATCTCTTCGGCCGGGATGGGCAAGGTGAAGCCGTCCTTGCCGGTGTACTTGTAAATGGGTGGCTCGTACTCGTTCGGCTGCTCCACAACCATCCGGGCCGGGTCCAGCAGGATCAATTCAACGATGCCGTTGATCGTGCGGTTTTTCCAGGCGTAGGCATTGCCGATAGCCGCGTGGATGACCATCTGCTCACGGAATTCGAAGGACGTTTGCCAGTCGTTCGGCATGGTCGAAACCACGTCATACAGGCGGTGCCCGCGCGCAGGCTTGATCATCGCCAGCCCGTTTGACTCGCCTTCCTGAAACAGCTTGAACGGCACTTGGGCCACGCCCTGCGATAACACTTTCAGGCACGCAAAGAACGCGGCAACGCGAATCGCCGTTTCCAAGTTCACGACCTGGCCCGCCTTCGACGTTCGGCCTGCGCGGGCAATCTCCGCGAAAAGGGCCAGCGGGTCCATCGCCTTACGCTCCGCAACGGCAGCGGCAAAGAAACCCATTACTTGCCCGCCTTCGCCGTAACCCAGCCGCCGGCCAGCGCAAACAGCCCGCCCACGATCCACCCCGCAGGCAGATACACCATGCCTGCACCGAACGAAACCGCTCCAGCACCGCCGACCAGCAGCGCATCGGGCACCAGGCCACCGGCCCGCGCTGCGAGCGCCTTCAGTTTTGCTTTGTTCATGCTGCGGTTTCCCAAAATGAGCGTTCTTCGGTCGCGGCGCTCGGCATCACGCCGACTGCCTCAGCCAGTGCCACCATGCCGTCAATGCGTCCGGTGGCCTTGCCCTTGATGAATTTCCGGTTTTCTGCCGGGTCGGTCGCTACCGTCGCGTTCGCGGCGCACATTGCAAGCACCGGGTGATTCCCGTGCTTCAGTTTCTTGCCCAGCAACTTCTCTTCGAGCGACCGAATGGCGGGGGACATGCTCACAAAGCCCTGCCCGAAGTCGATAAATCGCTCTAGTTCTTCTTCCGTGAACCCGGCTTTAACCAGCCAGGGCCGCAGATGCTTCATGCCCCATCGGTCGAAGGCCAGCGCGCGGACGTTGCAGCGGTCAAAAACGCCGCGAAGGTGTTCCGCGACGAACTCATATTCGATTGCACGCCCTTGCGTAGTCTGCAAAAAGCCTTGTTTTGCCCACAAGTCATAGGGCACGCGGTCATTGCGCGATTTCTCGGCCAATCCTTCGCCCGGTAGCCAAAACGTGGGGTGAACGTCGCCGGCATCCGTCACCAGCACCAGCGCCGTCAAGTCGTGAACGGATGACAAGTCCAGCCCTGCATAAACGTCTCGCCCGTCGATTTCCTCGGGTTCTGCCCCGTTTTCTTGCCAGATGGCGCGGGTCACGAACGGGTTTCGGGACTCGACACGCTGATTCAGGATCAGGTTGCGGTAGCTCGCTTCCCGGCTGGGCATCCGCTTGGCGTCGGACGCCTGGCGAAAGACCTCTTCCTTGTTCATGAAGTCGCCGAAGTGCGGATTCGCCGCCTTGATCGCCTTTTCGCTGAACGGGTCCAAGTCCAGCGGTGCGGTGCAAAGCTCAACTTTGATTCTCGGGTCCGCGCCGGTCAGGCCGTCATCGATCAGCAGGCTTAAAAGGTCCGCGTCGGTCGGGGCCTGCGTGCTGATCACGATGGACAGCGGCTGTTCCTGTGCGGCAGATGCGGTTTCCAGCGCCTCATACAGCTCGGAGCGCGGGCCTTTGACCTGGCCCAGCTCGTCATGCACCACGAACACCGGGGAAAGGCCGTAGGCGGTCGATGCGTCAGCGCTCAGCGCCCGGTACAGCGTCCCCAATTCGTGACAGGCCAGTTGCTTTGCCGTATCCCTGACGATCACGACATCCGACAGCGCGGGAGACATCCGCACCACCTTTGCCGCCAGGGCGAACAGGATGGCGGCTTGATCGCGGGACTGCGCGGCGCTGAAAAGCTGGCTATTGGGCCTTGCTTCAGGTCCGCACAGGTGCAAAAGCAACAGGAACGACGCAAGCGCCGTCTTGGCATTCTTGCGAGCCATGCTCAAAATGAACATGCGCGTCGTGCTGTCGTAGATGCGCTTGATCCACTTTTTCTGTTTCGTGGTCAGCCGCACATGCTGGCCGACCATCTTTCCTTCCGGGATGCGGCAATGCTCTTGAATCCAGGCAATATTCCGCTCGCCGCGCGTCAGTCTGCGGGCAGTTCCCACGGCTTTCTCGATTTCGTGTTCTTGGCAAGCCCGCGCCCAACGGTGGTCGGATGCTCCACAGCCTGCCGGGTGATGCGCAGCCGGGTTGCCAGCGACGACGCAGCGCGGCTTTCACGCTCGGCCATGCCTAGCAGCCGGTCGTATCGCTTCAGTCCCTCGTCGTCTGCCAGCCAGGCGCGGTCAAAGTTCGCCAGTTCGTCGGCCAGGACTCG